AGATCGGTATGATGTGCGGTGAACGCTGGTATCGCCGCTCGAGCTGGAAGACCTATCCGCTGTTCTGGAAGCTCAAGGGAACTTGGGGTTTCGGCATCGGTCCGATTCTGATCTGGGATGGTAGCTGATGAGTCCACACTCAAATCCGTTCAGGAAAGATTTCAATCTGGAACTCGATCACTACCAAGACCGGAAGATGATCGAACAGCTGGCCCGGGAAATTATCCTGGCAGTAGCGGAATTCCAGACTCTCTCTAATGATGATCTCCGCTTCATGGAGGCTCATTGGGGAAACGCGGACAATCCCTGGTGGAAGGCGACGTTTCTCGTAAAGGGTGTGCGTCTCTATCAGGTGCTCTTCAACGGAGAGAAGCCGATCATCAGTTATCTCGGCGTGAAGGAACCCGATGAGCCCATCGCGGCGCACACTCTTCACGGTCACTACATTCCGGGAAGCGGAGATCTCAGCTTCGTTACCGAGCCCGAGCAAAAGGCTCCCTGTGGTGGGATTCTCGAATGCCCGCGCTGCAAGAAGGATGTAGAAGAGTACCGGGCTTATCAGCTGGAGCAAACCAAGCTTCGGGAGCAAGCCCTCAAGGAAACCGCTATCGTAAACCTTCAAAAGGAAGAGGAGTCTGTCATGGCTGCGTACACCCAGCACGGTCACCACATCCCTGGAAGCGGCGAGGACACCGAAGAGAGCCGGCCTTCCGTAAGGGCTCGATGCGGTGGGGTGACTATGTGTGCCCGCTGCAAGAAAGACGTCAACGAGTGGCGGGTTATGAACGTGTTCTCGAAGACTGACGAGGGTAACGTGGAGGGTTAGATGAACCGCTGCAGTTTAGTCCGATCTAGTCGTAAGAAAAGGCGGATGGTACCCAGGAAGCCCGTATTCGTGGCTAAAGTACCGGTCTGCGATGAGGACGAGGTCGTAACTACTGCCAAGGTGGAGAAGCTGTCCAGCGGCAACCTCATCGTTCATATCGATGCCCGGGAATTGTCTGCAGACATTCTCCGCCGGGGATTTTCATTCGGTAAGATGGAGGAAACAGATGGCGAGTCTGTTCAGTAGTTTCAGCCGGGCTAGAAAGCTGGTTGCCGAGATCCAGACGCAGAGGCCGGCGACCCCCTCGGGAACGGTCCAGCTGGATTCTTGCGGGAGCCTCACCTGTGTTCGCATAGGCAAGCACTCGCATGGACCAGTCTGCGACTTCAACTGCGGTTGCGAGAAGGGGCAAGCGGTAGATGCCGAACAACGATCGTGATCTCAGAGACCTGAAGCGTTCGATAGACAAGCTGAGCGATAACATCGCAAGCCTCGATAAGACGCTCCGGACCATTTTCAACGGTTCCATGCCGGACAAGCTTTCCAACTACCTCGGGATTTCTACCGGGGAAACCCTGGAGGAAGCTAAGGCGGGGGTGGAGCGGATTCGTATGGCGGCTGAGGCGAAGCCGTCTATGGAGCCGGTATTTTGCGTTACCTGCCATCACAAGAACTGCGTCCGGGAAAGCAACCAGAAGTACGTACTAGCAGGACAGTGCGACTGCTGTGATTCGAACCACAACCTTCGGTGAGACTTCTCTTCACGGGTAGTCAGCTTTGGACCGACAAGAAACTAATCTTCGAGGAACTGGATCTTATTCTCGAAGAGGTCTGCATGGACGCGGATACTCCATACGAACTAATTCTCGTCCATGGCGACTGTCCAAACGGAGCTGACGCATTTGCAGACGAATGGGGAAAACACAGGAAGGTACAGGGTTTCCCTATCACCATTGAGCGTCATCCGGCAGACTGGAAAGGTCCCCGTAAGAGGGGCGCCGGTTATGCCAGGAACGCAGATATGGTCAAGCTCAAGGCTGATCGCTGTGTTGCGTTCATTCTTGACGAATCGCCCGGTTCAACCCATTGTTCGGATCTGGCCAAGAAGGCTGGAATCGATACGAAGATATTCAGGAGTACAGGCAAGATGCCCAAGCGCGTTAGCGAAAACCTTCAGATCGACAACATCCGTCTTCTCTGGCCGAACTTCTCCGGTGAGAAGCGGAAGTTCAACGAGAACGGCAAGCGTATCTTCAACATCGGACTGGAGCAGGAGGAGGCTGAGCAGATCGCGGCGCTCGGCTGGCCTGTCAAGTCTCGTGAGCGGGTGAACGACGAGGGCGAGACCGAGGTTCTCCACAACCTCAAGGTCACCGTCAAGATGGACGCTCAGAAGCCTCCGGCGATATTCCTCGTCAGCACCGATATCAATGGCAACCCCAAGCGTACACCGCTCCACGAGGACACGGTGGAGCTTCTGGACGCTTTGGAGTTCAGTCAGGTAGACGTCATTCTCCGGCCGTACAACTACGACGTCAACGGCACCAAGGGAGTCGCGGCTTATCTCAAGACCGGCTTCTTCGTGCTCGCTCAGGATGACCTCGAGAAGAAGTACGCACACATCCCGATCGATGACGGTCGCGACATGCCGCTGGAGATCGAGAACATCATCGACGCCGAGGCTGAGTGGGTCGATGACGATCAACTGGAACTCCCCCGAGGTGCTTCTTGATGGATCGTGTAGAGGGATACGTCGCTCTCTTCGTAGGGCTGGCCTGCCTCATAGTCGGTTTCGGTCTCGGCTGTGTGGTGGCCTCCATCCATTACGGGGGTAGAAACTGATGATCTGGTGGTTCATAGCTGGACTTGTCACCGGAGCATTCATCCTGGGATTCGGAATGATGATCGGCTTCGCATTCTCCCAGATGAAGAAAACGGAGAACCCCTGACGTCATGAAATACCTCAGAGCCCAGGGTGGGGTGGTCTTAGCCGTACCGATCGGAGTCATCTACGCCGTCTTGGCGTATATCAGACGAACGTTGGAGTGGTGATGATGAACGTACTCAGTTTCGTATTGACTGCGTGGATCATCGCCACATTCGCCGCCTGGTGTTTCGATTACCTCCCGGAAATCTACCGGGAATGGGACCACAAGAAACAAGTAGAAGCCGCACGGAAGCGCGAAAGAGAGCTTCTTGCTTTGCGGGAATCCTACAGTCCTGAAATTATAATCGAAATGTCGGGCGGCTCTTTTGACCCCGATGCGACTATGAAGCTCTCGGTCAAGAAGTTCCGCAAGAATCAAGAGAAAGAATTCCAGGTAGTATTCATGTTTGACAACAAGCCGCCGAAGCCTCGCCGTAGGCACGCTAAGGCGTGATGATCGGACAAGCGGAGTGGATGATGGACCACTTCGCTCTACTGCTTGGTATCTGCGTTGTCGGGTCACTCGTTATCATCGGGATCTATTTCGTCATTGACGAGATATGGTTCAGGGTGGCCCGCCGGCGGAACCGCAATAAAAATCAAACTCGGAGGTAGAGAGAAATGTCCAGTACTATTCTGTCTGTTGATGAACTGATCGATCAGGTCGATTACGTGATCATGGAGGAGATCAGGCAAGAGAAGTCTGGTCTGGTACTGGGCTTGTATCTCTACTTCGATACTCCTGACCGCCCGGTAGACCCCCGCGAGTTCTTGGAGTACTGGAACTCAATGACTATGCCGGAAAAGGTTTACGCGCTTACACCCAGCTCTCGGTGGTCGGATGAATACCCCCAATTGTCATCGGGGCAAAGGGCTGTCTTGTCCAAGATCGCAGAAAACACATTCAAGCGTGATGGCCTGTCCTGGTGGGAAAAGGAGGTCGACTGATGTTCGGGAACTACGAGACAGTTACTTACTGGAGCACTAGCTATCCGATTGAAGCCATTCGGCTGACCCCTGAGAACATGCAGGGCTTGGCTGACTACTTCGGTGGTGAGTACAAGGCCCAGGATCCAGACTGCGAGCTTACTCCGAAAGAGCCCGTTATCGACATCAACGGCTGGAACGGCTGGCCTGGTGACTGGCTGTTCCGCCGGCAGGGCGGAGAAGTCCTCCGGATAATTCCCCACCAGAACTTCGTCCAGGAGTACCATACTCACTCGGAGCGGATGGCCACTGACGAGACTTACGCCAGGGTTTTTCAGCATGTGATGTCAGCTATGAAATCGCAGGGGGATGCGACTTTCCACGGTGACACCAACGGTATGGACATAGTGGCTGTGAATACCACCAATCGCATCATGGGGCTGTTCGGTAAGCCTGGGAAATCTGATGGACGATAATCTGAAATTCCTTCAAAGCCTCGATCAGGAGATGGACCGAAATCTGAAGGTCCGGAAGGCCGTGGCGGAAGCCATGAAGGCGGCTTGCTATGCGGTCTCTTCTGAGGAAACCAACAAGCAGAAAGCCATGACCATCGGACTGGCTCTTCAGAAGGCCACCGACGAGATCATGGAAATCTTCGACTGACTCCTGAGGGGGAGAGTAATATGGAAAACGAATTTCAGGTAATCTCGCGTAACACCGACGGCGAAGAGCGAACTGTTCATTTCGAAGGAACTGTCGAGCAGGTTGTCTCTTGGCTGACTGATCCGGTTATCCAGGAAAGCGCTGACGACAATCTGGTTTACGAGGTCTACAACACAAAGACCTTCTCTTACTTCAGCATCACGGAGTTTCTGGCATTGTTCGGAAATCTTCTCGACAAGATCAAGATCGTGAACTCCGAGCCGATCATAAAGGTCTCCCCGGACAAGCCTCAGGACATGGTCGGTAAGTACTTCACCATGAACCCCGAGACCGATGATCTGCTTCTTACGAGTTACGCGCTTCGACCGGGCATGGAAGTTCTTGTTGAGTCGTCGAATCTGCGCGGTGACGTCAACAAGTACGAAGATGAAATGGTCATGGACCGGCTTCTTCAGTACAATCGCTGGTGTGTGATCGAGGATGTCAGGATCACCAAGGACGACTGCGTCAACTTCATCGGCAAGTACGAAGACGATACCAAGCGGTCATTCACGCTTGGGGCTTCTCATTCCTGGTTCGTCAAGAAGGAAAGCATCAACAAGAACGAGCAGATCATCGAAGAGAAGATGACGATGATCAAGGATGCTGTTCTGGAAGCTACGAGGTTTGCGGTTTACCTTGCTACGGGTGATCCTAAGAACAACGTAAGCGACGAACGGAAGCAAGAAATGCTCTACGGTGAAATCAATAACCGGGCCAAGGAAATTCTGAACAGGCTCTCATGACCCTCGACACCGTCTTCAATGAGGGGATGAGGCCGGTGTTCGTCGACGATCCTTCTGTGGTGAGGCGTCGCCTGATGGCGTCTCATCCGGAGGACTGGACGAAGGTATGTATTGGGGAGAGCGGCGTAATCGTAACCGTTACGGAATACCTGTATGAGGAGAAGTACAGGGACGTTCTCGTGATGGTGCAAGAGCTTATCCGTAAGCAGGCTCTCCCCATGTACCAGCGGAATCCTGAACGGCTCAAGGTCTATATCGAATCGTCGGTGACCAAGATCATCGAGCGGGTATTGAAGAAGTAGGTAGGCAGTGAACATTGAGATCTGGGAGAAGAAAGCCCACTCTCTCCAGGCTGTCCAGGTCACCGAAATGGACATGGAAGAGATAGCCGCATGGTGCGATGGGAAGATCTACATCCGTAAGGATGAGGGCGAAGAGCCTCAGTTCTACATCCAATTCACCGCGATCCATCACAAGCAGAAGCAGACGATGAAGGCTTTCGTGGGAGACTGGATCACATGGTCCAAGACCTCGCAGTCCTTCCATCACTACCGGGACACTACGTTCCGGCGGGGTTATCATCCGGGTCATGAGTTGTTCGAAAAGATTTACCAGTCTGTCAGCGATGTCATAGAAAAACTCGACGAGATCTCGAGTACTCGTCAAGACCCGGCAGAGATCGCGACGCACGCAATCATGAAGCTCATCGAGGGGGAGTAATGGCTTTCTGGGTTATCAACGCAGCAGGAAACAATCCGGTATTCCTCGATGAGCGTGAGGAAAAGGTTGTCGAGTTCTTGGAGCAGAACGATTCGGAAGGTTCTCGTACGGTCTATGACAGCGAGAAGGCTATTTTCCTCTCGGAGTCCGAGTTCCTGGACCTGGCGACGTGAGTCTCGAAGAAGAGATCGAAACCAATCTTCTCAGAGAACTCAAGATTTGGGATGATCTCTGGTATCGGAGCCATATCGATAGCGGAGACTCGATTAGATTCTCTGATCTCCTTGGCGATGGGGTTTTCCGAATAAACCCTCTGTACGAGATCGCCGAATACTTCGATGTCCTTCCAAGCGAGTTCATCGAATTCTGGGATTCGATGACGCCCGAAGAGAAGCTCTATTACCTTACTGCACGTTTGGAGTAGGGGTGAATCTCTACAACGTCATCAACAACTACGGAGAACTTCTCTTCACTGGGGACACCGAAAAGGTGTACTGCTGGTTGATGGAAGAGAACAGCGCTCTGGATTCGCCCATACTCACGGTGGTCGATATCAAGACTGCCAAGGGCGTTTCCGAAGTCAGCTTCATCACTTGGTTCGAATCGAACTATAAGCCTCCGGATGTTCCGAAAGAGCTTCGGAGGCTTTTGAAGGAATTCGTTCCGGAAGACAAGATGGATACGTTGATCGAAAAGATCATAGAGGTGGCGGGATGACCAACGATGTCTACATGGACACCGTTTTCAATGCTCGGATGGTACCGATCAAATACGGTAATCCCCGAGAGGTCAGTTCCTTTCTCAAAGGTAATGCCGGGATAGCAAACTTCACAGTTCTTGTTGGGGCTTCGAAGCAGCTGGTCTCGGTGAGCGATTATCTCTCCGAAAGCCCTAAGTAGGGTCGGGGTGTGGAGTGTGAGGCGGGGGTAGGGATCTTCGGATCTTTACTCCTGTCTTACTTGTCAGTTCGTTTTTAAACGCAAGAGACACGGGAGAAGAAGTGAGTCTGACTGAGGAAGAAATCAGGAGAATCGTGCGGGATGAGATGCAGAAGGTTATGGCATCCACCGCGCAGCTTCTCGTTGAGAATACTCTCACCAAGGTGAAGTATTCGATGAAGGGTCTCGAAGTTGATCTCGTTAGGGTGATCAGCGAAGTGGCAACTACGGAGATCAGCGAGCTGACGTAATTAATTCGGAACTCTGGCCGGCTCCGAATCTAGGAAACGCATAGCACAATCCGCACCTGCACATCCAGAACAGGGGAAAGACATGTCCGACACGCCCATCTTCGACAGACTGGTCCGAGAACGCGGTATACGCCGCTCTATGAGCCCAGAAGGCATCACTAGGGTGTTCGGTACTTCAGAGGTTTCCAAGGCCCCTGATGAGTATCTGGACGGCCCTCTGCACTTTATAGGGGCTCAGAAGTTCGACGACGGTGAAGTCTCCGTCACTCCTTATGTGGTTGAGAAGGCCATGGCCGGCATAACCGGTTCGCCTTTTGACCGCATCAAGTTCCTCACGAATCCGGAAGTCCCTTACGGTCACGTGATGCCCGTTCCTCCGAAGGTCTCGCTGTGGACTGGCGAAGAGGACCACCACGGCACCACTGTGTGGAGCGAGATGACCGACAAGGAGCGCAAGGAGCAGATGTCTGAGATGTTCCAGAAGCACGTCTCTGACGTCTCGCAGGCGATACGAAGCATACAAGACCAGGGCGGGATAATAACCAAGGTCGAGCATGTGAAGCAGCCGAACGGAGACGTTACATGTGTCGTAGATGGCGCGGTACCTGACTACAAGCCCCTCTTTGAAGGAGAGGCTAACGAGGAGTAGTAATGGCCGCTAGTCTCTACCCCCATCAGGAAGAAGCCGTCAAGCAACTTTCCTCTGGGAAAATCCTGTGGGGTGGCGTAGGGACTGGTAAGTCGCGTACTGCCGCGGCTTACTATATGAGGAATGAAGCGCCGCTTGGCAGGGACGTTTACGTAATCACGACAGCGAAAAAGCGAGACTCGCTGGACTGGGTGAAAGAGTTCGCGAACTTCGGCGTGACTTTCGAGCGGTCTCCGATCGCCGGCAAGCTCACGATTGATTCATGGAACAACATCGCCAAATACAAGAACGTCCGCGGCGCTTTCTTCATTTTCGACGAACAGAGACTCGTCGGGACGGGAGCCTGGACAAAGGCTTTCGAGCACATTGCCAAACCGCAGAACAAGAACACCTGGATATTGCTGTCCGCCACACCTGGAGATGTGTGGATGGACTACATGTCCGTGTTCATCGCGAACGGGTTCTACAAGAATCGGACTGATTTCAAGGATCAGCACGTCGAGTACGAACCCTATGCTACGTTTCCGAAAATCAAGAACTACAAGAACGTAGCCAAGCTTAAAGCGCTTCGTAATCAGCTGCTCGTTCATATGCCGTACGAGAGGCACACCACCAGGGTCTCGCAGAACGTCTTGGTGGAGTATGATCGGGAAGCGCTTCAAATTGTCATGAAAGAGCGCTGGAACCCGTATGAGGAGCGTCCTATCCGCAGTCTTGCGGAGTACTTCTACCTCATGCGCAAGGTGGTGTACTCTCATCCGTCACGCCTTGGCAAGGTCCGCAATGTTCTGGAACGGCACCCGAGACTGATCGTCTTTTACAACTTCGATTACGAGTTGGAGATGCTCAGGAAGTTCTCGGAGTACTATCCGGTTTCCGAGTGGAACGGGCATAAGCACGAAGAGGTCCCTGTTGGGGAACAGTGGCTATATCTCGTGCAGTACACGGCTGGATCAGAAGGATGGAACTGTACGACCACCGATGCGACTCTGTTCTACTCGCTGACGTATTCGTACAAGCAATGGCATCAGGCACATGGTCGAATTGACCGTTTGAATACGCCTTACTCGCTATTGCACTACTACATCCTGATGTCTGAGGCCGGAATCGATGGAGCTGTATTGGAGTGCTTGAAGACCAAACACAGCTTCAACGAGGTCCGTTTTGCGAAGAAAATCCAGTCAATTTGACCATGATCATCTCTGCCACTTTTGATTTCAAAACTGACAAAAAAGTGGTTTGAAAGTGGCAGAGACTGGTTTTCGGATTCAGGCAAAAAGGTCATGCTGTATACTAGCTAGGGCACAACCGGCAAATCAGGAGATACGGTTTAAAAACTAGGGCACAGTCGGCGAATGCATCAAAAAGGGACAGACACTACAGCAACTAGGTCAGTCGCGACAAACTACGTGTCAGTTTTCAAGATCATTAGCCACTTTTTTGTCAGTTTTGAAACCAAAACTGCCACGAATAATGTCCTAGTTTGACCTAGGTCATCTTGGAAAAAATCGGACACCAAAACCACTTTGCCACTTTTTTTTTAACATTCTCTATAGAAATAAAAAAAGAGAAAACCGGATACCAACTTGCAATTTTTATAGAGAAGTTGCTCGAAAAAAGTGGCAAAGTGGTTGGCGAGGAGATTGATCCCAAGATGTCCGTTTTGAACGTAGCACCTCTACTGGACAGTTCATAATGTCCTAGTTCAGCACAAAGACGGGGTGATTCAGGCACTTCGTCAGGTACGTCCAAGAAAGTGTCAGGTGGGGTCCCATGCAAGAAGAATGGCGAGAGATACTTGAATTCCCGGGTTACTCGGTGAGCAGTACCGGACGAGTGCAGAACGAAAGAACCGGACGAATAATCGAGCGTCATGTTAACCAGAGGGGGATAGTCAACGTTAGTCTCTGGCGCAACAACCAACAGACTCGACGTTCTGTCTCGGTTCTCGTCGCAACGGCCTTCATCCGAACCGCTCGATCAAGGACTTTCGACACTCCCATCAATCTAGACGGGGATCGCCTCAACAACAGAGTAGAAAATCTTCTCTGGCGTCCTAGGTGGTATGCGCGAGAATATTTCAGCCAGTTCCTTTCCAGGCCCAGAGGAATAGACAATCCTGTGATGGAACTGAAAACCGAGGAAATATTTAAAAGCTCATGGGAAGCTGCGCTCGCGTACGGTCTCCTTGACAGGGAGGTGGTGAGGTCTGTTGTTCATATGACTTACGCCATTCCTACCTATCAAAGGTTCGAGTTGTACTAGTGAAAACCGGATACCAACGCGTAAGAATTACATGGCTTATAATAGAAGGGATAGAATAAGCCTGTGGTTTTTATGTGATTTGAGGTGACGCATGACGGAAGCAAAGTACCAGTCGGAGCTGATAAAAAAGCTTCGGCTTTTGTTTCCCGATTGTATTATCCTGAAGAACGACCCGGGATATCTTCAAGGCGTACCAGATCTTGTTATCTTCAACGGTGACCGGTACGCCTTTCTCGAAGTGAAGGCCAGCGAGCACGCACCCGTTCAAGTGAACCAGCCCTATTATGTAGAGCTGTTGAATGAGATGTCGTTCGCGGCCTTCATCTATCCCTCTAACGAAGAGGAAGTTCTACGTGCGCTACAACGGGCACTTTAGCGGCTTCAGATCGCACCCAAATGTCGAAGGCACACACGCCATTCTAAGCGCCTCTAATTACCACTGGGTCAACGACTCAGAGGAAAAGTTTATAGAGCGTCTGAGTACACTTCAGGCGGCTAAGAAGGGCACTAGACTTCATGCTTGGGCATCAGAAGCGATTCTGTTGGGACGTCGTCAGCCTGAAGAAGGGGAACCAGGCTACGACATCCTGAGTCAGTACATCAACGACGCCCTGGATCTGAATCTCATACCCGAACAAGTTCTCATGTACTCCATGTATGCTTTCGGAACTGCCGATACGGTGGGGTTCGAAGCGTACGAGGATAACAGCCACTTCGCTGGTTTCCTCCGAGTGCATGATTTCAAGTCCGGTAGAATCGAAGTCAAGCAGCCGACGCAGTTGTACATGTACGCTGTTTTCTTCTGCCTGGAATACGACTTCAAGCCGTTCGAGATTGAGGGCCAGCTCAGGATATACCAGGGTGACATGATCAAGAGTTTCGATATCGATCGATCTTATCTGTCATACCTGTACGACAGGACGCGAGTCCGTAATGCCCTTGCCGAAGAGCGTGGATTGGGGGGATTGATTTGATCGTCAACGAGGACGATTACGATTCGATTAACGGGTCGGTAATACGGGAAGACGAAGATGTTGTAGAACACTACGGCATCAAGAAGAAATCGGGTCGCTACCCTTGGGGCTCGGGTGAGACCCCCCACGAGCGTGCTGGCTCTTTTCAGAGCATGCTCAAGTCTGAACGAAAAAAGGGAATAAGCGACACCGAAATCGCTGCCGGCTGGGGAATGACTTCCTCTCAGCTTCGTGACACGGTCACCATCGCCCGCAACGAGGTAAAGCAGGCTCAGATCTCACAGGCCGAGGCATACGCCAAGAGGGGTATGTCGAATGTGGCCATCGGGGAGAAGATGGGGATCGGCGAAAGCTCTGTCCGTCTTCTTCTCGCTCCGGGTGCCAAGGACAGGGTGAATATCCTGACAGCCACCGCAGAGATGCTTCGCCATCAGGTAGCCGAAAAGAAGTTCATTGATGTTGGTGCCGGCGTAGAACTCCATCTCAACGTAAGTCGAGAGAAGCTTAAGGCCGCCCGTAAGCTCCTTCAGGATGAAGGGTACCAGCTCTTCTATCACAAGGTGGAACAGCTCGGTACTGGCAAGTCCACGACTCTGAAGGTACTTGCCGCTCCTGGCACCACGTACAAGGATCTGCTTCAGAATCAGAGTCTGATCCAGCCACCCGTCCTCAAGACTTCTGATGGTGGCCGCACCTGGGACAAGATCGAGCCTCCCGTTTCGATCAGCTCCAAGCGCGTCAAGGTCCGGTACGCTGAAGAAGGTGGAACTGACGCCGACGGCGTTATCTACGTTCGACCGGGCGTAAAGGATGTTCGTCTGGGCAATGGTCGTTATGCTCAGGTTCGAGTCGCTGTTGATGGTTCGCACTACCTTAAGGGTATGGCGATGTACGGCGATCCGAAGGACTTCCCTCCTGGCGTAGATCTGGTCTTCAACACCAACAAATCCAGCACCGGAAATAAGCTGGATGCGATGAAGAAAATGAAGGACGATCCCGACGATCCGTTCGGATCCAACATCAGGGATCAGGTCTACAAGAAGAATCCTGACGGTACCGATTATCGAGACGCCAAGGGAAACCGAGTCGTTGAGTCGGTAATGAACATCGTCAATGAGGAAGGCAAGTGGGACGAGTGGTCTAACAACCTCTCTTCTCAGATGCTCTCCAAGCAGCAGAAGCCCTTCGCCAAGACTCAGCTCGATGTAGCATACGAGTCCAAATTGAGGGAACTGGAAGAGATCCGTTCGGGTACCAACCCTACTCTCAAGAAATTCCTTCTCGAGAAATACGCGGATTCGGCTGATTCCTCGGCCGTCAATCTCAAGGCTGCAGCTCTTCCTCGTCAAGCGACCAAGGTTATCCTTCCCATCAACACCATGAAGGAAACCGAAGTCTATGCGCCCACCTTCAATGATGGTGAGCGTGTGGTTCTGGTTCGATTCCCTCACGGTGGTAAGTTCGAGATTCCTGAGCTTACGGTTAATAACCGACACGCTCAAGCTAAGAAACTTCTGGGCAATGCACCAGACGCAATCGGCATTCACAGCAAGGTGGCTGAGCGTCTGTCTGGTGCTGACTTCGATGGCGACACAGTACTGGTGATTCCCAATAACAATGGGAAGATCAAGACTGAACCTGCACTCGAAGGGCTTAAGGGTTTTGATCCTCAGTCCGCTTACCCTGGGTATGAAGGTATGCCCAAGATGACAGCCAAGACCAAAGCTATGCAGATGGGGTTGGTTTCGAACCTCATCACTGACATGACTATCAAGGGCGCACCTAACGAGGAGATTGCTCGTGCTGTCCGCCATTCAATGGTAGTCATCGATGCTGAGAAGCATGGTCTGAACTGGAAGCTGTCTGCTCAACAAAACGGAATCTCAGCTCTGATGAAGAAGTATCAGAAGGGACCACAAGGTGGCGCGTCTACCTTGATCTCTTTGGCTACTTCTGAGAAGGCGATCAACGATAGGAAGCCTCGCTCTGCAAAAGAAGGCGGCCCTATCGATCCGCAGACTGGCAAGCGAGTCTATGTTGAGACTGGCGCTGAGTATTACAATGGCGTCAAGAAGAAGATCAAGGTAGAGAAGCTCGCCCTCACCGATGACGCTCACACTCTGTCTTCGGGTACTGCGATCGAAGAGGTCTACGCAGAACATTCCAACAGGCTGAAGGCTTTGGCTAACCAGGCTCGCAAAGAGATGCTGGAAACCAAGGACATTGAGTACTCTCCCTCTGCGAACAAAGCTTACGCTGCTGAGGTTCGTACTCTCGAAGCCAAGTTGCACCTCGCTCTCAGGAATGCACCCATAGAGCGACGAGCCCAGATCATTGCCAATGACCGCTTCCGTTTGAAGAAGGAAGCTACACCTGACATGGATGCAGCTGAGATGAAGAAGCTGCGTTCGAAAGAACTTCAGGATGCAAGGGCTCGTGTCGGGGCTAAGAAAGAACTGGTAGAGATCACTCCTCGTGAATGGGAAGCCATCCAGTCTGGAGCCCTCACCAAGACCATGCTCGGTGACATCCTCAAGAACACCGACGTGGAGAAAGTCAAGCAACTGGCCTCTCCTCGAGAGAAGCCGGCCATGAGCACGACCGATCTGAACCGAGCGAAGACCATGCTTGTTGGTGACAAGTACACCTTGGCTGAGGTAGCAGGTCAGCTTGGTGTTTCGGTATCTACGCTCAAGTCTGCATTGGCGGATGATGAATCATGAGCGACTACATGCTGAGCACCGAGGACAATCCGTACAACCCATTCACTGAGTGGGATGACTGGCTGGCATGGGATCAAAGGGAAGGCCATAACTCCCTTGCCCTACTGGCTCGGATGGTACGGACATCAGACGAACTGTCTGAGGCACTGCAAGAGCAAGCATACAATGATGCAGTGGACGAGATTGTTTC